AAGTAGAGCAAACGAATATAGAACAGCCATTATTTAAGCTGGATGATAATAACGACAGCGATACGGAAAATTAATAAACTCAAGAAACGAGTTAAAATAGTTCAGGGCGGTACGAGTGCTGGTAAGACATACGGCATTCTTCCCATCCTCATAACCAAAGCTGCTACCTATCCAAACATGGAAATAAGCGTAGTAGCTGAATCAATACCCCATATTCGTAGGGGTTCATTACGTGATTTCCTAAAAATAATGAAAGAGACTGGGCGTTACTTTGACGAACGATTTAACAAGTCTCTTTTAAAATACGAATTTTCTAACGGTAGCATAATAGAGTTTTTTAGTGCTGACGATAGTAGCAAACTACGAGGAGCAAGAAGAGATATCTTATACATAAACGAGTGTAATAATGTAACCTTCGACTCTTACAACGAACTAAGCATACGTACAAAGAAAGAAGTGTATTTAGACTTCAACCCAGCGAATGAGTTTTGGGTACATACGGAACTGAAAGACGAACCGGACGCAGACTTTATTATTCTTACATACAAAGACAACGAAGCGTTAGATAAATCTATTATAGAGCAGTTAGAACGTAACAGAGAAAAAGCAAAGACAAGCGCATATTGGGAGAATTGGTGTAAGGTATATTTAGAAGGGGAGTTAGGTAGTTTACAAGGCGTAGTATTTAGCAACTGGAAGACGATAGACACAATACCAAGCGAAGCGAAGCTAATAGGCGTAGGCTTAGACTTTGGTTATACGAACGATCCAACTGCAATAATTGAAGTGTACACCTATAACGGTCAAAGAATAGTAAACGAGTTATGTTATCAACAAGGAATGGTGAATAGCGACATAGCTAAACTTCTACCAAAACACGTAACAATATACGCCGATAGTTCAGAGCCAAAGAGTATAGAAGAAATAAGAAGGTTTGGAATAAACATTAAAGGCGTAACGAAAGGCAAAGACTCGATAAACTACGGAATAGATGTTATGCAACGCCAAGACTATTTAGTGACAAGCAAAAGCACGAACCTAATCAAAGAGTTAAGGAGCTATGTTTGGGATACGGACAAGCAAGGCACAAGGTTAAACAAACCGATAGACCATTTTAATCATGGGCTGGATGCGCTACGATATCACGAAATGGAAACATTAGGCTTAAACTCGAACTATGGAAGCTACGCGATCCGTTGAAGAAATGATAGCCGTAGTACAGGCGTATATAAAAGAACGTACAGGCAAAAGCATAAGGATAGTATTAAACAACCCTATGAGCATCAGAAAGCACCTTATAATGCTAAACGAAGCCTACAACTATATTCAATCCCAAAACAACACAAACACGAACTAAAAGTTAATAAGTTATGAAGTTAGAACTTTACATACCCACCAGCTTAGACGAAATTCCTTTAAAGAATTACCAAGCGTTTAGAAAGGTATATGATCAGAACCCAGAAGACAACGAGTTCCTATCTGAAAAGATGGTACAGTTATTCTGCGGTATAGAATTAAAAGACGTTCTACGAATAAAAGCTTCTGACCTTACGGACATGGTTGAACACTTCAACAAGTTGTTTAGCGTAAAGCCAAAGTTCCAGCAGAGGTTTAAGTTAGGAGACATGGAATATGGTTTTATTCCGAACTTAGAGAACATGGAGTGGGGCGAATACATAGACGCTGAAAAGTATTTTATGAGTTGGGACAATATGCACAAAGCTATGGCGGTGCTATACAGACCTATTGTAAAGACGAAAGGAGACAAATACGAAATATTCCCTTATCAGGGAAGTGATGAGTTTTCAGAAGCCATGAAATTAGCACCAGTAAGTATTGCTTTGGGTGCAAGTGTTTTTTTTTGGACTTTAGGCAGCGAATTATTGACAGCTTTAGTGGACTATTTGGAGAAGGAGACGAAGAAGATGATGTCAACGAATACAGCGAACAAGCTCAATTTGGAAAACAGTGGGGATGGTATCAGTCAATCTATGCACTTGCTAAAGGAGACATTACAAAATTTGACGCAGTTACACGAGAGCCATTACGAAAATGCCTTACCCTTTTGACCTTTGAGAAGCAAAAGACGGAAATAGAAATAAGACAAATAAAAAAACAGCATAAACAATGGTAGGATATTACACCATACTTGAAACATTAAGAGCCGAACTGGATTCAAGTCCGTTTGTAAACACGGTAACAGAGGGATCAATCTTTGACGTAGACCTAAGTAAGCAGACGATATTTCCTTTGAGCCATATAATGGTAAACTCAGCTACGATAGAAGAACACGTTATACGTTATAACATAAGTGTAATGGCTATGGACATAGTAGACGTGAGCAAGGCAGAAACTACAAACCTATTCAGAGGAAACGACAACGAGCAAGACGTATTGAATACGCAGTTTGCCGTTCTTCAACGTTTGGCAAGTAGTATGTTAAATGGGGCGATTAGTGATTTAGGCTACGAAATAGAAACAGCACCTAATTGTGAGCCGTTTTCGGAACGTTTTGAAAACTTACTTGCCGGGTGGACTATGACATTTGATTTAGTAGTGCCTAACGAAATGAGTATTTGTTAATGGCAAAAGACGAAATACAGAAAGCATTAGATCGCTTTAGAGATGCTGTAATTAAACAGGCTAAGGCAAACCTAACAAGGATGGGTAAAAACTCGTCTAAGAAGCTGTATAACTCAATTAAAGGTGATGTAAAAGCTATGCCGAACTCCATAAGCATGGAATTTACTATGGAAGAATACGGCTTTTACCAAGATCAGGGTGTAAGCGGTAAGGAAAAAAAGTACGATACGCCTTTTAGCTACAAAAGCAAGATGCCACCACCCAGCAAGTTGGATAAGTGGATAGTTCGTAAAGGAATGTCACCACGAGACAGCAAAGGGAAGTTTGTAAGCAGAAAGGGGTTACAGTTTTTAATTGCGAGAAGCATATACAGAAATGGAATTAGACCAAGTATGTTTTTCACTAAACCATTTGAAGCAGCATACAAAAAGCTACCTGACGAGTTAATAGATAAATACGGAATAGAAGCAGCGAAGCTTTTTATGGACACAATAGTACAACCTAAAAAATAGAAAATGGCGAATATATTTGCACGTTCACCCTTTATAGTAAACATTGACGAAGCTAATCAAATTGAAACGAAGGTAGAATTACGAATTTGGAATGGTACAGGATCAGCCCCAGCATCAGCTACTTATGTTTTAAGCAAGTTAATACCTTCAACTGCTAACAGGCAGACAACGTATAACATCAGTCCGTTTATTAAGGAATTTTTGAGCCATGAGAATTTTTTAAATGTTTACAACGTATTTAACACGGCACTAACTACGACGGAATGGTGCAACGTTCAGGTTAAAAGATACAAAAAGCTTACAACTTCTTTTTCGTTATTAGACACAACGACTTATATAGCATTTGACGGATACGGACTATATACGGAAGGCTATAACGAAGACTTGGGAGATTACCTACTAAAGCCAAAGACGTATTATTATTATTACGATGCTACGGCTAACCTTTCAACTGAGCCTTTAAAACGTGCTGGTAGTATTAGTTGGGTTAATCCGGGCGGCTACAAAGTAAAGCTTATAAACTATAAAACGGCAGTAAGTGTAACAAGTCCAGCAATCGCTACGGCTGGGGTATATATGAGCCTAAGAGTAGATACAGCATACATGGCTGACGGTTGTATATTTCAGATATTAAACGGAAGTAACGTAGTTCAATACGAAGCTACTTTCTTACCAAAGACGGAATGTAAATATACGCCTATCTGCTGCGACTTTATAAACAGATACGGAGCATGGCAAAGGGAGTATTTCTTTAAGGCTTCAAAGAATTCAATAAACGTAGAAACGTCGGAGTATAACTTGCTTCAAAATGATTTAGTAAACTACGACCCTATGGAAGGTCAGCGCAAGACGTTCAACACTAATTACGCAGAAACGATTACCGTAAACACGGACTGGGTTAGCGAGGATTTCAGCGACAACTTGAGGGAGTTAATGACAAGCGACAGGATCCTATTAGACAACAGACCAGTAAAGCTAAACACGAAAAGCGTAGAACTTCAAAAGCAGATAAACACGAAAATGATTAACTACACTTTGGAGTTCCAATATGCAAGTGACATTATAAACAACGTAGTATAATGCGAAAGGTACAAGTATATATAGGCGGTGAGCGTTTAGAATTATTTAACGATGAACAGATACAAGTTACTTCCAGCGTTCAGAACGTTCAGGACATAGCAAAAGTATTTACTGATTTCTCGCAAAGTTTCACCGTTCCGGGATCAGAACGAAACAACGCTATCTTTCAGCACTTCTACGAAAACTCGGTTGACGCTACTTTAGATTACCAAAGAAGGCGAAGCGCAAAGATTGAAATAGACCTTATTACTTTTAGAACAGGAAAGATTCAACTTGAAAAAGCCAACGTAAAGAAAGGCAGAATCGAAAGTTATACGATTACGTTCTATGGAGACGTTAGAACGCTTCAAGATTATTTTGGTGAAGACAAGTTAAACACTTTAGATATGTCACCTTACAGCCATACGTATAATGGCGCAGAGGTAAAAACACGAATAACATCTTCTGCAAGTTATGATGTAAGATACCCTTTAATTAGTTCAGATAGGGTTTGGGTTTATGGTGGTGGTGGTCAACAAGACATTAGTCAGAATTCTCACCACATGCACTATTATGAGTTATTCCCAGCAGTAAGGATAGCACGGATATTTGACGCAATAGAAACAAAGTACGGAATAGATTTTCAAGGTTTGTTCCTATCAAACAAGCGTTTTACTAACTGCTATTTGTGGTTAAAGAACAGAGATAGCTTTGCTTTTTTTACGGATAGAAAGGATTTAGATTTTACGGCTGTAAATAATGCTACTGGAGTGGGAAGTTTTGTTGACTTAGACACGAATTCAATAGACATTGTTTTTGGAACTAACCCTACTTTTGATTTATTAAGTTCTGCTGGTAGTGACGTACAAATAAAAATATATGTCAATGCCTATGCTCAAAGTTTAACTGAAATAGCGTATTTAGATGTTTACGACAATGGAACTTTAATAACAACTATTGAAGCACCAGCCGCAGCATCAGCAGCGGAGTTTACAATTTATGTTCCTTACGACACGGGAACGGATAGAAGTTATACGTTTAAATCACGATCTTCAGGAAGCTGTACCGTAAATTATTGGTGTGACCTTACATTAGTTTTAAATGGTTCTGAAACGGGTTCTTCAGGAACTTTTTACGATTACGACATAGTCACGGTTGCTGATAACGTATTTGTTGAAGACTTAGACATAAGCAATAATTTCCCTGACATGAAAATAGCCAATTTTGTTTCGGGTGTTTTAAAGCAGTTTAATTTAACTTGTGTTCCTACAAGCCCTACAACGTTTCAAATAAATCCTTTAGAAGATTGGTATGCACAAGGGGCATTAAGAGACGTTACTAAACATATTGATATTAATAGCATAGATATTGAGCGTGTTAAATTATTTAAGAAGATAGACTTTAAACATCAGCCCGGAACAACAATTTTAAGCCGTGAGTTTGGAGATTCTAACTTCCGTGAATACGGAGACTTGCAGCAAGTTTATGACTACGATGGATCAGAATATACTATCGACCTTCCTTTTGAGAATTTGTTACACACCAAGTTTACAAGCACTGACTTACAAGTAGGTTATTCATTAGATAAGAATCTACAGCCTATAATACCAAAGCCTGTACTTCTTTAT